TCAAGCATTTGGGGTGATTATGCACAGCTTGATGGTGTTGCAGCTACCATTGTGGCAGTAAATGCTACACGTGCAGGCAACGAACCTAACAATTCAGGTGTTGCTAACAACATTGTAGTAGATGTAGACACTTCTAGCTATACAGCATGGAGTTCAACATTTGGTGCAGCCTTTAACCAATCATATCCTGCAGCTGCTCAAGTTCCTTTCTCACCAGCACAAACAGTGCCAATTGGGGAAGACACAGCAGAATCATTAGCTCAAAATGTAAATATTTTAAGCGATGCAGTATATAACAAAGCAATTATGGGAGTAACCCTAGCTGCTGGCGCTGGTTCACCTGCTGGCCAAAACGGAGATGTCATTTACTGGGTTGCTGGAAAATCATTTAGCAATGATCTTTTATAGCTTCGATTATTAAGGAGGGGTAATTCCCTCCTTTTACTTTAAGGATACGTATGAAAACTTCGATTGAAAAACAAGATAAATTAAAACAAACCACTATGGAAAACCTTAAACGTATGTGCGAAAGAGATCGCGAAAAGGTTAAAGGTATTTTCAGATTCAATGAATGTGAAGGTGGTACTTTAAGTTTCGTATTTCGTGCTTACAAATGGGATGAAGTAGAAAAATATAGTCTGGTAGATGGTCAAATATATGAACTTCCTCTAGGAGTTGCTAAGCATCTTAATAAAAATGGTTGGTATCCAGAACATTCATATCTTATGGATGAAACAGGCAAACCAACGATGCGTATAGGAACTAAAAGACGTAGATTTAGCTTCCAAAGTATGGACTTTATAGATCCAGAAGAGATTGGTGTAACCCCAGATAAAGATATTGTAACAGCTACTCCTGTATAAGGAATACCATGAGCATATATGCATTAGAATTTCCGATGTTTCAGCCGGCTATGCGAGTTATTACAGCTATAACTAATAGTACAGCAGCTTTAGTAACTACCAGCTTTGCTAATCAATATATATCGGGTGAGATAGTGCGTATTGTGATGCCTTTTGAACATGGATATTATACGTGGGGTATGGAACAGATTGATAATTTAACGGGTACCATTGACGTAATCAATGATACCCAGTTCTACATTGATATAGATACCACCTATTTTGAACCGTTTATAACTCCTGGTATCTATAATCAGATGCCTTGTGTAGTTCCCATAGGTCAAATTAACAGCATGTTGACCGCTGCTACAAGAAATATTTTAAATCCTTCTTAATTTTTGTGAACCCTGTTAATATCATCCGGATAATGTAAAGGGGATATATGCCATTACCGTCTACTACTTTAACCGCCATACAAAATAAAGTCCGGTTGATAACCAGAAATCCGACATCTGATACGCTTAGTACAGATGCGCTTAATGATTATATTAACACGTTTGTTCTGTATGATTTTCCAGAACATTTACGTCTATTTGCACTTAAAACTACCTTTTATTTCTTTACACAACCCAATATAGATACCTACAGTCCTTCAACAGTTCCTACAGACCCATTATATGAGTTTGATCAACAATACATAACCTTTGAAGGACCGGTCTATATTGCTGGATTTGAAGCTAGACTTACCCAAAGTAGAGAAGAGTTTTATCGTATTTTCCCTTTCGTTAATAGTATTTATAACACACAATTAACCGGAAATGGTGCTATTTTAACATTTAATGGTACACTGACACAACTTCCTGTTTTAAGAGGCCAGGTCATGTTTACCACTAAAGACGCCAACAATAATGGCCTGGTTCTCTCCGATGCTAGTACTAGTGATGGTACATTAACCAGTCCCGATGGCATTAGTAATGGTACGGTTAACTATCTAACAGGGGCATTCACTTTAAATTGGAATATTCCACCTGCTGCAGGACAACCTATATTTGCAGAAACATATCCGTATGTTCCTAGTAGACCAACATTGGTTATGTATTTTGATAATAAGTTTGTTGTGAGGCCAGTTCCTGACAAATCATATAAGATAATATTGAACGCTTTTATACGACCAACAGCACTCCTGAGCAATGGACAGTCACCTCAGTTGCAAGAATGGTGGCAATATATTGCTTATGGGGCTGCTAAAAAAGTATTTGAAGATAGAATGGACCTTGATTCAGTTCAGCTTATTATGCCTGAATTTAAAAAGCAGGAGGCTCTTATATTGCGTAGAACATTAGTACAACAATCTAATGAACGTGTAGCTACAATATATACTGACCAAGCGCAAGGATCAGGTTATTATAATAGTTTCTTTGGTAACTTCTAATAGGATAAAAAATGCCCTACAATCCTTCAATTCCGCAGCCAACCGATACTCCTGCAATTTCTCAGCCACAAATATTAGCTAACTTTCAGGGTATTAATACCTTAATTAATGTTAATCACGTAAACTTTGATGACCCTGATCAGGGTAAACATAAGTGGGTAAGTCTGCCACAACAATCAACATCTCCTGCTACTTTAAGTACAGAAGTAGCTATCTATGGATTACAAGATGCAGATACCACTGTTGAAGAGCTTACTTTCCGTAGACCAAGTAGTGGTGCCGTTATTCCGATGACAGCATTTTCTGGAGGAACTTCTGGTTGGACTATGTTGCCTTCAGGTATACTACTTAAATGGCAAACTGTTACCGTTACAGGACCAGTAACTATTAACGCAAACTCATTTGGTAAAGCATTTACAACATTGTTTTCAGTACAACTAAGTAATCAATCTTCCTCACCTACAAATAGCTATGTAGCCGGTGGCGTTATTGCGGGTACTAACTTCAATATATATGTAGGAGAAATGACCTCACCAAGTGTAAACGCTACGACTAATGTTAATTGGTTAGCTATAGGGGTATAATATGGCTGTTGCGCAAAGATTTTTAATAGCTCCATATAATTCAGGGTTACAAAATGATCTTAAGCCTTGGCTTATTCCTGAAGATGCTTTTGCGCAATTACAAAACGTATATGTCTGGAGAGGTCGAGTTAAAAAAAGACTCGGGTCTAATCTACTTTTTGGATCAAACCCCTTATCTGTTAATGCTCAAATATATTCTCGTTTACGACTTCGTTTAGGGACAACTAGTGCAGGTGGAGCTTTAGCGGGAGTCGTTCCAGGATTAGTATTTGATCAAGGACAGATGTTCTCCATTGGTACACAACTATTTACGGTTCAAACTACAGGTACTCCTGTTGTTATGCTCAACTCTACGGGTGTAGGAACAGGATCTTATAATACTACTACCGGTGCTTATTCATTTACGGGGGTAGCAGGTAATACATTAGTATATTTTTATCCATCAACACCCGTTATGGGTTTTGGAGTACTTGATACAAGCATAGTTAATTTTGAACGTTACATTGCATTTGATACTCAGTTTGCTTATGAATATCAATCTACGGGTGGTTGGGAACGGTTAGCAACTGGTGCTGCAACCTGGACTGGTAACGATAGTCAGTTTTTTTATTCATCTATGTATCGTGGGATTAATGCTAATGACCTTGCTTTGTTTGTAACAAATAATAATACAACTGTATCTTCAAATGGTGATGGAATTAGATATCTTGTGGGTTCAACTAATACATGGGTTCAACTATCTCCATCTTACAGTGCATCTGCTAATACAGCCATACTTGGAGCACGTATTGTAATTCAATTTAAAGGCAGATTGCTTTTATTTAATACCTGGGAGCAACCAGGATCTGCTACACGAGTTCAATACCAAAATAGAGTCCGTTATTCCCAAATTGGTGACCCTACACAAGTTGATGCATGGTATGATGCAACCAGTGGTGTATACGGTAAAGGTGGAGCTCTTGATGCTCCGGTACAACAAGAGATAATTTCAGCTCAAATACTGCGTGATCGTATGATCGTATATTTTGAACGTAGTACGTGGGAGCTTGTATATACTAATAACGAAGTTTTGCCTTTCCGTTGGCAAAACATAAATATAGAACTTGGAGTTGAATCTACGTTTTCCTTAATCCCATTTGATCGTGGGCTTCTTGGTGTCGGACAAGTTGGAGTCCACGTCTCAAATGGATTAAATGTAGAACGTATAGACAACCAGATACCAGACCAAGTATTTACCATACAAAATGCTAATAGTGGACCGGAACGAGTACAAGGTATTCGTGATTATGAAAATGAATTAGCATACTGGTCATATCCAGTTGTGGATACCAGTAACCCAAATCTAATATATCCTAATCAATTACTCGTATATAACTATAAGAATAATTCATGGTCGTTATGGGATGATTCTATCACTGCATTTGGATATATAAATCTAAATAATGCCATTACTTGGGAACAATTGGATTATTTTAATTGGGAAGAATGGGTAACTACTTGGAATTCTGGAGCAAATCAATCTAGGATGCTACGCGTTCTTGCTGGCAATCAAGAAGGATATACTTTCTATATTTCTAGAGAATATACGCGTAATGCTCCTGCTTTACAGATTACTAATATAACTATAGTTGGTTCTGTAATAACAATTACTTCTATGAATCATAACCTGACCGAACAAGATTATGTTCTTTTTGAGAATATAATAGGTACCGGAGACATGACCAGTCTTAATGGAAAAATATATCCTGTTATAGGGGTGAGTAATGCTAACCAATTTGTTATTATTGATTCTTCTATTGCTTCTGGCACTTATGCAGGGGGGGGTACTTTAGCACTA